TTGAAAAAGAAGTTGAAATAATTGAAGAAGTTAAAACTTTTATACCTACTTTTATAATATAAGTAAGATTTTAAGCAGAGTCGTTGTATGACACTCTAACCAAGATAGCCAATATTGGCACAAAAACAAGTAAACAATTAACAATGAAAAAAGAAATGTTAACGGTTGCTAAATGGTTAGAAAAAGAATCATTGACGCAATCTGACTTTGATGCTTTATCTTTAGAAGACAGAGCCAAAGCAATGAACGATATTAACTCAAACAATGTTGAGTATATCAAAGAATTAGAAGAAAATAAGGCTTCTAAAGAAGAATTATCTGATGCGTTAAAATCTATCGCACAAGAAAACGTAATCCAAACAAAAGCTACTTTAAAAGCTATTGAAGTAATTGGTACAAGAGTAATGGAATTATCTAAAGCTGGTGTAATTGATGCACCTACAACTTTTAAAGGTTTAGTTTCTACTCATTTTGATGCTATTAAGAAATTAAAGCATAATTCAGGAGAAGTTGAAATCAAAGCTGTATTTGCTTCAGGTTCTATTTCTGGTAATACTGATGCTACAAGAGATTTAGCTATTTCAGAATTAAACACTCAATATTTAAATTTAAGAGATATTTACCCAACTGAACAAATCAGTGGTGCTAATCTTTACGTTTATACTGATTGGAATCCTGCAACTATCACAAGAAGTGCTGCAATGGTTGCCGAAGGTGGTGCTTTTCCAGAATCAGAAGCTGGATTTATCGAAAGAAGTATTACAATGCATAAAGTTGGTGATTCTATTCCAGTAAACGAAGAAGTTTGGGAAGATGAAGCAAGATTTGGTAATGAGTTAGATTTCTTTTTAAGAACAAACGTTGCTATCAAAATTCAAGATGAACTTTTAAATGGTGATGATACTGGTGTTAGACTTAGAGGTTTAATTAACTCGGGTACTACATACGTTCCCGTTGCTGCTGGTGTAGTTGACGCAAACGCTTGGGACGTTGCACAAAACATGGCTTTAGTAATGGCGAAATTAGGTAAAAAATATATGCCTACTCACTTATTAATGAACGCTACTGAATTTTACAAAATGTCATCTAAAAAAGATGGAAACAATAACTATGCAACTGCACCGTTTGTTTCTGCTGATGGTACTAACGTTGGTTCTATGTCTATCATTATTGATAATTCAATAGTTGATAATTCAATGATTGCTTTAGATTCAAGATTTGGTAAGATTTTACAAAAAGTTGGTATTCAAGTTTCAAGAGGTTTAGTAAACAACCAATTTTTAACTGACCAAGAAACTTTAAAAGTAAGAGAAAGATTAAATCTTTTAATTAAGGAATCAAATAGAGCATCTGTACAAATTTGTACAAGTATTTCAGCAGCTAAAACGGCTATTGCAGTATAATAAAAAAACAATAACAACATGAAAAAAGTTATATTTACAAAAGATTGGCACACATACAAAAAGGGTGATATTTTAGAAACTCGTGAAGAAGTTTATAAGAGATTAATTGATTTGCATGAAGTTGCTGAATTTTACATAGTAAAAAAGAAAAAATAAGATGAGTATTTTAACACCAAATGATTTTGATAATGGACGTTTTGCGATAGCAATTAATCCTAATCAGACTATTGATTTACAACTAACAATTGATTACGTTGAGCGTACATTTTTACCAAAGTTGTTTGGTGTTGAATTATACGACTTATTTATAGCTAATTTGGCAGCTTTGCCATTAAGTACACGTTTTGAGTTTGTGTATAACACGTTTAATTACAAAAAGTCAGTTAACCACAAAATGGTTCATTCTGAGGGTATAAAAACAATGCTTAAAGCATTTACCTACTATCTTTATGTAAGAGGTACGACATCTACACAAACAACCGTTGGAATAAAGCAATCACAATCAGATAATTCTGAAAATGTAAGTGCTATACATCACGGTATTACGTTAATGTATAATGATGGCGTTGAAACCTTTAAGGCTATACAATTTTACATGATTAGTAATAAAGCTACATACAGTGAGTATGATGGCGAAAACATACGTTATAACCACGCACTTTAATGAATAACTTAGTAAACATAGTAAAAAGCATAGTTGATAAAGTCAATTTAGAATTACCATTTACAAAATTTGGGATAAATAACTTTGTCCAAAAGGTTGTTTTTTATGGTGGTACTTTTGAGGCTCAACAATGTTTAGTCAGTTTATTAAAACCGTTAATGATTGATAAATTTTATATGTGTAACACTTTGTTTTTAACAAAGGGTAAACAAGTAAAAGATGTTGATGGTAATTTGTTTGTAGTCGATACGTTTGAAGTTAATAAATGGGTTATTTTAAAGCCCGTTAATCATACTAATGAATTTGTAGGCTTGATAATGTATCTTAATCCAATAACGTACCTACACGGCGACCCAAAGAGCACTAACAACGAATATGGGCAATTGTCTAAACATACTGCAAACAAAACTCCATTTATTTGGTTAGTTGAAAGTTACAGTTTTGATGACTTGCCAGTTGATAGTAGTATTGAAGAAGCCTTTAATGTACGTTTGTTTTTTATGGATTGGGCATTTACTAAAAAGTGGATAAATGACGAACATAACGAAAATGTTATTAAGCCAATGCAGAATCTTTACAGAGAATTTAAAAAAATAATTGAAGAAGATTATAACTTTAAAAGGTTAGATACTTGTTCTGTTACTGTAAGAAACCGTTTTGGTAACTCGGCAGAAAATCCAAACAATTTGATTATTGATGAAGATTTAAGTGGGGTTGAGATGAACTTTAAGTTAGAAGTTTATAACGGAAATGATTGTTGTTAAAAAGAAATAGTTTAATTAAATAAAAATAAAAAAAATGAGTTCAGGAATATGTAGTTGTGAAACACCAACTTTTGGAAACTTAGCAAGACCAAATTGCGTAATATCGCAAAAGGCTTTAGCTTTTCCAGTAATGATACCACGCTTTAAGGCTGATGGTACAAGAAATTCAATTGATTTGGCAGCAGACCCATTGACTTTTTTAAATCCAGCTGGTGTAGCTGGTGATTATGCGACATTAGGGGCGTATATTAAAGCAAAAATTGAAGATTCATCGTTTGCATCTGAAGATAGATTTTACCCAATGCCTAAGGTAGTTGGTGCGACTTTCGAAAGAACTGAGCAATTATTTGAAACTGCACCAAGTACAATTAAGTACAAAATTGATGGTGTTGGTGGAGTAAGAACTTGGAAAATGCAGTTATGGGCTAAAGATGCTGTATTTGCTATATTTAGAGAATTAAAGAAATTTGGTTGTTCTGATTTAGATGTATTTTACATTGATTTAGCTGGTGCAATTTGGGGAATCAAAGATGACGCTAATACTTCGGTAATTAGAGGTTATGAAATGTCTACAAATACATTTGATGTATTTAAAGATTACGCTTCTGATACAACAGTTGAAAAATTAAATATTTCGTTTGATTTAGATAACGCAGAATGTGAAGAAAATAGTTATGCAATCACTTCGGAAGAATTAGGTTACAAAGCTACGACTTTTAGAGGTTTAATCGCTGCTTCGGTAGCAGTTGACAATCCAGATTTAAGTACGGTAGTTGCAACGGTTTCAAGTGCTTATGGTAGTGCAATGACTTCAGTAAAAGTAGTTGGTTTGTTAGATGCTGCATTTATTGTTAAAGATGCAACGGGAACAATTTTACCACATACTGGAACAGTTGAGAATCCAAACGGAACTTATACAATCGCAATGACTTCGGCTTTAACTGTAACTGACACTTATACAGTAAGCGTTCTTGCAACAACTTATGACGTTGTAAACGGTTCTTTTGTAGCTTAATTGTGAAAATAGAAACAGTTGGATACATTACTTTGGGTAAAAATTTGTATAAAATTACTTGGCTGCAGTCAGTTAGTCAAGAAAAAGCGATACAAATAATGGTTGGAGTAGGTAGAAACAGAAATCAAGTTGTGAATGCGTGGAAACGTGCAAACAATAAAAGCGTGAGAAATTACGATAAAAAGTAAAATTTAGGGGGTTGTGATTAAGTTTGCAACCCCTTATTAATATAAAATAAATGGATTATAGAGTTAAAAGAAATTATACCATTGCAAGGTTGCCAAAGATATTTTCAGATGAAAAACGTGGCAAGTGTTCGCCTTGTTCTACTTGCAATCAATTAGTATTGGCAAGTTCAACAAGTGTAGAAAATGCACATAATGACATTAAAGGGGTTTATTTAAGAAAGTCAAGCGTTACCGATGTGGTAACTTTTAAGATTGTAAAAGATAACGTTACTTTGGCAAATTTAGGAACTTTAGGTTTATTTCCAAACGATTCTTTAATGACTGGTTTTATATTTGATTGGAAAAAATATTTAATATCAAATGGCGAGGGTTGTTATACAATATCGGTAGACTTTACAATTGGTGGTATTACTGGCAGTTATAATATAGGTGTTTATGATTTAAAAAATTATAGCATAACAAATGCGAGTGGAACGGTAAGGCTAAAAAGTAAGTTCAATAGTTATTCGGTTAATAATGAAGCTGATTTTACCGATTCTAATTTTGAAGATTGCATTAGGTTTAATGGTTTCTTTGGTAATAGACAAGCTGAAACACAAATAAGCAATTTAGTAAATAAGGGTAGAATAGTTGAAAAGGTAACAAGGGAAAACCTAAACAAATACACTTTAAGAACTGACCCATTAAACGATTGCAAAACTAAGCAATTATTAGACTTTCATTTATTACATGAAGATGAAATTTATATTAGCGACCACAACGCAAGTAATCACAGTTTTGAATACTTTGATAAACCGTT